AGCGTCCATACGTTGGACGTACCGCTACCGTAATTCATGGTAGGAAATTACAAGGAGAGCACGTTACGGTACTTAAGCATCAACACGATCAGTACGATAGAAATGCGTTCCGCTATGGTGGAGATGCAAGCCTCCAGTTGCGTGAGATGATGGGTCGCAGTGGATTCGTATGTCTAGTCCGATCTGACGCTGGAGTGGAACGTTGGATCAAGGCCCGATATTTAGCGTGTGATTTTCAATACACGCATTGGACTATCGCGCTAAGCGATGCCTTGCTGATCGGAGGTTCGTCGTGAACATGCTTTCGACCGGATATGCGAGATGGTTCGCTTCCCGCATACGCCACGAGCATATCATGACCGCTATTTGCGATACTCGGGCCACAAACCTTTACATATCTCTAGCGTGCGTTGTTGACGATATCGTGCGGCAGGAGTGTCTCGATGCGGCGTGGCATATCTCGCCTCACCTCGTAGAGCGCCGGGTGCTCGATGATGGGCGTTGGTTCCTCGGCCGGCTCGCACTCGTACTCGGCGGGCTACTATTTTCAATCGTCACCACCTACGGCTTCGGCCGGGCTGCGTTTGGCTCCGGGTGGCTTGCCGTGGGCTTCCTCGTACTCATGGATGGCGTCATGGTGGCGAGCTCGCAGCCGTCGCTCGGGTGGCTTGCCACCGGACTTCTGATTGCAATCGAGGCAGTTACGACGGGATGTACCGTCGCAAGGGGTCGGATGGCGACGCTCGCTCGACATGCGAAGCCCGATCGATCGTATCGCGCGATGAAAGTCACCCCGATAGCGACCTCCAAGAGCAATCTAGCATTAAAAGCGGTGGCATAGATGGTGACCGCAAGCAACCTAACCAACGAACAGATCGAAGCGTTACGCTTCGAATCAATAGGCCAAACCATAGCACCGCATATCAATGCATTATGTGATTTAGCTCTCGCATCTACCGAGGAAGCGCGCATGGTAATTGCGCTCAAACCAGTGCGACAGAGGATTGCCAGGCGACTCATCGCCGACGCGATTAACGCCCGCGCGAAGGCCACCAAGCGACCTACCGCGAGGCCGCGAATAATTTAGAGATTTAACTAGAAACGCTTAGCCACGCCTCGCCATCAAAATCGGACATGGCGCTCAGCGGAGGCTCGATGCGATTAATACTCGCGCCATCGAATAACCCATGACGGATCGATCAGAACTAGCGCATCAGCTTCGCATCTCGTTGCTTGAGGCGATTGCGCGAAATCGTCCGTGGTGTGCGCATTGTAAGCGTAGGCATCGACTCGAGGATCTCGAAGTCGATCATGTCGACGGCCGCACGTGGTACGGACGGCGATTAAACTTCTTAGATCGGATTCGCCGGCAGTGGCGGGAATATGACGCAGGAGTCCGGTTGCGCGCTCTGTGTCGGAGGTGCAACGCATCACTGGGATCCCGACGACTGCGCCTGCGCGCACGCTATGCTTGACTCATAGGCGCACGGCATGACAGAGTGTCTTCATGGCGCTCACTGTACCTTGTGCACTGTGTAGGGGCTCCGGGGCGAGGGGCCTCACGGAAATCGAAGAGGCCACGTTGGCGGCGCTGCGCGTTGACTGGCAGACCTCACAGGAGGTTCGTCTCAGGCTCCGCGCGCAAGGCGTAGAGCTCACACCGCAGGCGCTCGTGATGCGGTTACAGTCGCTCTACGAGTTCGGGCTCGTCGAGCGGCGCAGTCATAACCGATCCCAGTACGCCTGGCGGGCGGTGACTCGATGAACCGCTTCGAAGCGTTCTGGTGGCATCAGATCCGTAGCTGGAAACGTTTATTCGCGGCTCGTCGCACCATCGTACTAGATACGACTACTACGATTGAATCGAGTCATCCATCTTCGTTATGTCGGTGCGCCGGCTTCGCGCCTAACCATCAGGCCGCGATAAATATAGACCATAAGCTAGACTGCCAATGGCTAGCTGCGATGTGCAAGACATGTGGGGGTGCTGGATGGTGTAATCGATGCCATGGCGATGGGTGTGAGCCATCATGAGTGCCACCGGCTGCATCTGCTCCGCGATACGATTTCAGCGCTGGGATGACGAGGGCCACTGCGCCACATGCAATCGGGATCTCAGCGAGAGCCAGATTCAGAGGCGCGTAATGGGTATCCTATGCGCGGGCACCGGGGTGGTACTATGGCGCAACAACATCGGTACGGCGGTGTATCGCGATGACGATGGATCCGTGGCGCGCACGGTCGTCTATGGTGTTGGCAATCCCGGTGGCGCTGATCTGATCGGTGGATTCCGAGGTCGATTTCTCGCCGTCGAGACCAAGGCCCGTCGAGGCAGGCAGTCAGAAGATCAGAAACAGTTTCAACGCATCGTCGAGGAAGTCATCGGTGGCGTGTACGCGATGGTGAGGTCGGAGCGCGAAGCGCGCGAGCTCCTTGAGCGGCTGCTGGCGCTCGGATGAGCATCGCCAACGACCGGCGGTACATCCGTGGTCAGCGATGCCCGATCTGCGGCGGTGCCGATAGCGATGCGCGTGGCGCTGGCCGGCGTTGCTGGGGCTTCCTCGCCGACGATGGCCTCTACGCCCATTGTAGCCGCGAGGAGATGGCCGGCCCGCTGACGCGCTCGCCGAGCAACACCTACGGCCATCGCCTCGCCGGGTCGTGCGCATGCGGTAACGCCCACGCGACGCCGATCGAGGAGCGGGCACCACGCGGCGTCGACATCGGCGAGGTCGTGGCTGAGTACAACTACCACGACGAGAGCGGCGTGCTGCTCTACCAGGTGCTCAGGATGGGGCCGGTCAAGACGTTCCGCCAACGTCGGCCGGATGGCTCCGGCGGGTGGATTAACAAGCTGGACCCGCCGGGCGGGACCAAGACACGCCGCGTGCTTTATCGACTCGATCGGGTAATCGAATCCGATGGGATCGTCTGGATCGTCGAGGGCGAGAAAGACGTCCATGCGATGGAGCTAATCGGCTTCGTCGCGACTTGCGGACCGATGGGCGCTGGCAAGTTTCATATGGTCGTGGACTGCGCTAAGAAACATCTCAAGGGTCGTGATGTGGTTGTGATTGCCGATGATGACTCCGGATCTAAGGAGCCGACCAAGGGAATCGATCACGCCAAAGACGTTGTCAAACGACTCACCGGAATCGCCGCTACTGTACGTCTGATCGAAAAAACGCCCCGGGGGCACGATGCGGCATCGTGGATCGAGCAAGGCGGTACCGCCGAGGAGTTCCTGGCCGCGGTCCCGCCCCTTCCGGCGCCCGGGACGCAGCCGACCACGGGCGATGCGAGTGGATCGTACGCGCTGGCAGTTTCATTTGTGCAGCAACACGCCATGCACGCCGATGGTCCGACGATCCGGCGATGGCGAGGCGGCTGGTACACATGGGTGCCGGATGTCGGTAGCTATCGCGAGATCACCGACGAGCGACTTGAAACACGCATTCGTGATGGCCTCGGGCTCGCCGAGCCCAAGGAGGTCGCCGACGTCCGCAAGATGGCGATCTCGGTGCCTAGCGTCGCCATCGATGACGTCGAGCTCGGAGGATGGACTACCGGGGACGGCGGAGATGACGTCGTCGCGTGTCCAAACGGCGTACTTGAACTTACAACGCAGCGGCTCACGCCGGTAACCCCGCGAATGTTCACCACGGCCGCGCTAGGTGCCGCATGGGATCCATCGGCGATACGGCCGTCGGCATGGCTGGCGTTTCTTGCGCAAGCGTTTCCCGGTGATCAGGAGAGCATCGATGTCCTACAGGAATGGTTCGGTTACCATCTTATACCTGATACACGTCAACAAAAAATTATGTTTCTAGTTGGTTTACGTCGATGCGGTAAAGGAACCATCGTCCGCATCCTCAATGCGCTCATCGGCGAGGACAACGCGGCCACGCCTACGCTGGATCATCTCGGTACAAATTTCGGCCTACAGCCGCTCATCGGTAAGACGGCAGCAATCATCGGTGATGCTCGTATCGATGAACGTACCAATATGGCAGCGCTCGTATCGCGACTTCTAGGAATTTCTGGTCGCGATAAACAGACCATCGATCGTAAGCGCGCAACGGCGTGGACCGGCTATTTATCAACACGGTTCACGATCGCATGCAATTCGATGCCAAAGTTTCGCGATACGTCCGATGCGCTCATGGGCCGGATTATCCTCCTATGGTTCCCGGTATCGTTCTACGGCCGCGAAGACATTCATCTCGAGCGGCGGCTCCGGGGCGAATTACCGGGCATCCTACGGTGGGCTATCGAGGGCTGGAAGCGATTGCAACGGCGCGGGCACTTCATCCAGCCGGCGAGCTCGGCGGCCATGATCGACGACATGACCGATCTAGCGAATCCGGTGCGTGGCTGGCTCAGTGATCGGTGTGTTATCGAGCCCGATGGGCTGATTCCATGTGGTGTGGCCTACAAGGATTTCGTGGAGTGGGCGGAGGCGGGACGGGTGAAACCAATTCCGAGCGGCCGCGAATTCGGAATCGATTTGAAGGCCACCGGAGTTGCAAAGCGGGTGAGCTGGCGCGGGACCGAGACCCACGCCTACCGCGGCATTAAACTGGAACTGTAGCGAGTTCGGGGCTACGCGGCGCGTTCTGTGGATACGTACGATACGTTTTTATACGTATTTGTATTAGTAACTACATTTAGTAAAAAACGTGACAGTAGTCACGTAAATAATGTAGTTAATACTACGTTATGTACTGTGTTAAGATCAAGGTTACATATATCTAGTATTTGTACATATGATCTTAACACAGTGTGTAATGTATTATATATTACTATTTAACTACGTGTAGTAATGTGATATTTTCACAATCGCGTTTCTTCTGGCTACATGATTTCATTATAAATATCAATATTTTAACTTAATGTAGCCGGTAGCCGGAACTTCCCAGGTTGAGCTACACTAGATCGGATCGATCTGCTCTGTTGCGAGGTTTCTTACACATCCTAGGATTCTTCGAGGTCCCGATCCCAGCGCAAACCTATTAGTTCTGGTTATTCTGGCTACATCTATATAAATATATGAAACTAATAATAAAAACTGTAGCCGGAAGACACCAAAGTTCCGGCTACATTCCGGCTACACCGGCTACACGGATCCTAGGACGTACGCGCCCTCGGCGGCCGGTGGTAGCTCATCGGTTGGTGGCGGAAGTTCATCGAGCTCACTACTACCGGTGGTCAGGTCGGCCCAGGTTTGATCGGTGAGCTCGTGAGCGAGGACCGAGAGGTCGGCCCAGATCGGATCATCGTCGGGGACCTCGGCCAGGTATACGGCAAGCAAGGGGGCAAGGGTGACGAATCGGATGGATGCGGCCTTCATCCGCACCTTAGGCGTGCGGATTTCGGGCTTCCCCGTCGCTTCACGCACGCGAGCGAGGGTCGGCCGCTTACCGGCGGGGGTCGATAGATCGAGCTTGTCGAGCAGCTCATCTTGATCTTTGATGCTCTTGCCGCATAGCGGAGCAGCTGCGGTCGGGGTGAGCTGACCAGAGTTAAGTTTGGCCGTGGCTCTTGCCCCGAGGCCGAGCAGCGCGAGGTGGGCTTGGAGCCGCGACGGCTTGATCTGCAGCAGGGCCGCAATCTGGTCCTTGGATGCTGCGCTATGCTCGAGGAGCTCCTTAGCTTCGGCGAGTTTTTCCATGAGTGTGCGCTCGTATCGGAGACCCCAGTTTTCCGTGATACGTCTTAGGCGCATCCCGTCTGACTGGTAGGTCCCCGGCACGACGATCGTACGGAGCACGCGAGGCTCTAGTCCATTAGCGATGCGTCGTTTATTTGCCTCGCGAAGCTCCTTGGTTTTCTTGCGTCCAGTAAGTACGAGGACGCGGTCATTATCACGCACGAGGAACACTGGATCCGTGATTCCGTGCTCGTACGCGTAGGCAACGCCTTCTTCGGTGCATAATCGTGCATTACTTGGTCCATCGTAAAGCGGATGTTCTGGTCCATCTTCGGTGTCAAAACCTATGATGATGCAGTCGTTTGGATCGCGACCGAACATATCACCCATGCGTTTTAGATCTTTATCGTGCTTAGACTTCATGACGTCCTAGATGTAAGCGTTAACATTTAATCATGATATACATCGATACGACGATTATTCGTCTTATCTGTGGATGTCAGGATTAGTTACATGGAAATCCAGCCGATTCGAACCAGCGCTTGAAATCGGCGAGGTCGGTATCGGTGAGCTGCTTGAGCTCGCTCATGATATCCAGCGTCTTCTGATCGCTGCGACGGTAGTACTGAGCAAGGCGAACTTTAACGCCAAGGCTCTTGCTGCGATCCTGAACGGTGCCATCGGGATTGGTGTAATCGAACATGTATCCTCCAAGCATGTAACCTTCGAGGGTCGCAGCGGCATGCTGCGGCACCCGATGGGCCACACGGCCCGGTGTATTATCGTCCGTCTCGCCAGGAGAACGATCGGCATCCAATCACCTGACCAGCGCCGTCACGAACAACATCTGATGGTACTAGTAGATCGCAGCGATCGGGACACGCATCGGCGATGATCTGCGACACGATGTATATAATGTTATTATCTGGATCCGGTAATCCAGTAACATCTCCGAATCGCTTACTCACTCGTGGCAAAGCATCAGTCATGCCGCCATCGCCGAACGGATCCCATGTGAACGGTGTAAGCTGCTCTATAAGCTCTGCGCAACGCGCCACGCCGCTCGAATCGAATCGCATGCGGACGTAGTTTGTAGGCGCTGGACCAAGCAGCGTTACGGTGTGCGGCGTGTAGTTTGCTACGGTAACCCAGTTGTACTTGCTCATGTCGATCTTCATTGTCATTCTTCTTTCGCTCGGAATCTCGCGGCCCACGATCGATATAATCGTGGTACCGATGGACACCGAGCGGTGTCACGCGCGCACTTAGACTTCGTTCTGGTCGTCTGGACGCTGCATCGACTGGGAGATCATGCCACCGGAGTGGACGACGACATCCGGCACGCCGGGACGCGGCCAGCCGTCGTCGCCGTAGTAGTCGGTCGAGAGCCGAGCTCGAGCGGCTGGATCGTACGAGTACGCGGCCTCATCGACCTGACGCGCGGTCATGCCGAGCCGGCGGGCGGTCAGAACGTGGAGCGGAGCCGTAGGATCGGCGAGGTAGAGCTGGATAGTCGCGTATGCTGCCGGATCGCGGTGCATCGCACCGGCGTAGTGGATGAGCTCGTCTCGGCTGGCCTTACGGAGGTGGGCGATGATCACCGTGTCGGAATTCAACTCGGGGTAATCGGTCATGCATTCCGATGATGCATGTGGCGCGCCAGCGCACGATCTGGTGGTCGGCTTAGTTTAAACCGACACTTACGATACTTACCGGCGCGCCATGATGTCGCAGTTGTCCAAAAATGCAACACACCTTGGCGATAGCTACCATGTGTTCACATGTACTTGCAATTGGCACGATTCGTGATTATAGGTGAGTCATGACCGTCATGAAGGCGTACGTTGTCGGGCGACCGAGCCCGATCATTCGCGAATATCGAGTTAACGATCATGCGACTGCTGCCGAACTTGCCGCGGTTGATGCGTGCTCACTGGATGGTGATGAAAGCGAAATGATGCTCGTGCGCGTAAGCGGTGGGTTGGAATTCGCGGTCGATATGACCGAGGAAACGCTCCATGCAGAGCCGCTCGATGAGCCATCCGGCCAACCGGGTCCGGTGTTGCCATGACCATCGATAAATATCGCCGGACGATGATTGCGCGTAAGGCGGCAGCGGCTGGATGCTCGGTTACCGAGTCGATGCGACGCGGCGAGCTCGAAGCCGATCGTCGTCAACCTAGCATAGGTTTACGATTGTATCCTAATTATTACGAATGACCATATGTTGCCATACGTGACCATATGCGTGGTAAACTTGCCATGTAGCATTTTCCTACGTAGTATTTTACTACATGTTGTATTATACTACATGTGTCAAACTTGACACATGTAGTAAAATACTACAGGGCACGGGCGTCGCGGTTAACGACAATCGGAAAATGTGATGCAGTTTTATGGTGAATTATAAAAAAACGTGAATTACATGCACTTATTGAGCGTCTTGGTCATGAACTATTCGAGGCGCGAAACGAAATCGATCGCTTACGCAAGACGAAAATCGAATTCCGATTCGTGATGGTTAGTTACGAAGATACACGTTTTCAAGTTTAGTAAAGATCTTCATGCAGTATTTCGTAAGTAGATTGAATCTGATATGAATTATCTGGTGAATCTATTCGATCGCGTGGCGGCGCAGTACATGCCGCGAATCAAACCGCCGCAGCCGCGTCGGAGTAAGTCGGATCGTCGCATCCTGAAGCGGCGGCGTACCGCGTACCGCGTAGCGAAACTCGCACGGCGACTCGAGCGCGACCGGCAGCTAATCATCCCGATGGCTCGGCCGCAGTGGGACGATCTTCAGGATCGCCTCCAACAGTACGCCTGGCTTTACGCCTGCGGGCACAGAACGAGGGCCATCTGTGATATGATGGGGATCTCGCCTCGCACCGTATACTCGATGCGGTACCGTTTGACGCGACGCATGAGAATGACGATGGTGACGATCGCTCATTGGGTCCGCGACCAGGGATTAACGATACGCGAACCACTTGACTATCTCGATCGAGTTCGTTACAAGGATCAGTATATGGCACGTACCAAAGACCTCAGTAAGGCTATCGAATCCCACTCCGTTGCAATCATCGAGGAGCTCCGCGAGCTTTCCGAGCATGGCCCTCGGCTCAAGGCTCATCCGGCGGCGCTCGATCATACCGTGAAGACGCTCACAGCGGAATTCAACGCTGCGATGGAGCACCTTAGGAAGGGGACCGCGCCACAGAGTTCGATTTCGTTCGCGCTACCACCGTTGGCCGCGTAAGTTTTGTCCACGAAAGTGGACGTGGATCCATAGACTAAATGGATAAGTCGGCCTTTCCGAAATTGGTAGATGCGGGATTCGAAGACCCGCTGGATCTACTTTGGTCCGTGTGGCGAGGTAGATGTTTTGAATCCGTCTACCTCGACGAGACTACCAAAGGATGGACCGTGTACACCGATGACATCCTCGGACCGATCGTAACTTAGTGGCGCACGATCAACTCATCCACAATTTTACGATCATTTGATCCTTCATCGGCAGTAAGATGTCCGGTTACGAGGATCATTTAGCGGGGTAGAGCAATCAGGTTAGCTCGCCAGGCTCATAACCTGGAGGTCGCAGGTTCAAATCCTGCCTCCGCTACGAAAGCTGGTTCAAATCCGGCCCGGTGACTGGATAGGGACATCGGAAATCCTGCAAGGGTAGCAGCACAAATCGAGTCGCTCTCGATTCTCCTGTCCACTATTATTTCCATGAAACTTAGGATTGCACGTAAGATAGCACCGCCGGGTTTCCTACAACATAGGAAACCGGATAAGCGTATATGGTGGGAGGTGTATACATTAATTCAGCTATTAAACGCCGAGCGTCGACTTAGCCGATCCTGGCGTCGATTATCGCTGATAGCTGCCGATGGATCGCGTAGGACTGGGCCGGATTTTTTTGCGATGAATCGCGTGGCCGCTCGACGTCATAGGCAGCTCGCGCTATCTCGGTTCAGGCAGCGGTAATCGTGTTATCCTGACCACATGGCGAACGATTACACGCAGCTCTCACGGTGGCTCCGGTCGGAGACGATGCCGCACGCCGAGATGCTTACGAAGCTTCGGCAGCGGCTCGAGCGCTCCCTGGAGCCTCATACCGATGAGGACGGCCGTCTCCAGCCAGCGGAAACGGAGCCATCCGGGGCCCCCACGCGCGGCTGGTGTCGCGGATACGTCGCGTACCAGGGTGGATTTCGGATTCTAGTCGAGGAGCAGCGGCATCGCGACCAGATGGTGCTCGCCGCGCGGCTCAAGAGTCAGGTGCCGATGTCCGAGCAGGAGTACCACGAGGGCATGGCCGAGATGGCCGCAGATGCAATTCAGATCGTGAGCAACGAGAATCTAGTCGCCGAGCTCAAACGACGCGGAATCGAGGTATCAACATGATAGCTTATCGGATCCTCGAAATAGCGCACATAACCGGTCCACGCGACCAGCCTACCGCACTACAGATAATGCCTATTGCCGCAGTTAGGCGGCTACCACGCGTATCCGTAACAGTACGCGATCTACGGATTATTGCTTCCGATCGCCCGGTAGGGATATCCTCGTCTGGATGGGGTTGGGCGTGTTCGTGTGGGCAGCACGACGACGGATTCGCATCTTGTAGGGCCGCAGAGGAACTTCGCGCGTATCATGTACGGAGTGCTCATGGTAAATGATTACACGCAGCTTTCGATCGCGGTGCAGACATGAATCGCGATCCTGGATGGTTTGAACGTTCATCCTGGGCGGATCAGGCATGGCGCTCCGCGAATGAGCGTTATTGGGAGGCTAGGGATAAGCTCGGTAGACCGTGGCGCCCAGATAAAAATGCCTACCGTGGATCGCTGGCCCTGGCTCAGGCGATGGCCGATGAGTCACTATATCGTGCACGTGCTGAATATCGTCATCAGATCCTAAGTTGGTACGCGAAGCTATGCCTTCCATTGAAATCCGACGAGAGCGTACCTAATGAGGTCGCGTATCTTCAGTATGAGCAGTGGGATCTCGATGGATGTGATATCGGAGATGCGGTTAACCTATGAACTATAAGATCACCGATGTGGTACCGTACTCGGATCCGCATAGTAGAGGCACCGGAAGTATCGTAACGCAGCATATCGTGGCCGTATGTGAATGCCTAGACCATGGTACGTTTGAAGTCAGGGCAACATTATTTCCTGGACATACGATAGATCATGAACCGCCGGGATGCTCAGAATGTAGGCTAGATCGTAATTGCAAGAATAATTGCTGGGCGATATCGCGTAGAGTAGTACGTATAACGCGTACGCGTGGTGAGCATAATCGTCTAGTACGGCATGACTATCGATGCCCGGTGCATGGTGTATTCGAGGCGATGGTTAAGAGTGGTTATGTACCCGACAATATACCATGCCAATATGTCGATATACATGAGGAACCACTAATTAAGTGCGGCGTACCGTCGCCATGGCAGTATCCGATCGTAGGTCAAGGGATCTCTGCTGGGATCGTTAAGACGTGAGCCGATCTGTATGCGTAACATGTGGTAAGTCTGTCCGTGATTTCGATGAGCAGCCGATCGGTGCGGTGACGGCACTACCGGCGCATGGATGCCGGACACCGATCGGAAAATACCCATGGAACGATGGGGAGCACGTCGTTACCGATAGCGATGAACGATGGCTTCCTGTGGCCACTAAGGGTGTGAAGACGTGAAGACTAGCGCGATCGCGATCGCATGTATCTCGGCTGCTCGGTGGGTGCGTTAGACATGATCTATAAGATCGTTAGCGGTGGCGGACTTGGCGCCGAACTAGGAGCGATGCAAGCTGCGAGGGAACTCGGACTCGAGATCGGTGGTTTTCTATGCGATCTTGACATTCCTCCGATGATCGGAGTTACCCAGCGTACTGCGCCATCGCGTGCGATGCAGCGTCGTCTTAACGTGCAGGATAGCGACGCTACGCTATTCGTTCTACGTCATCATTCAGAGCCGATGAATTTTATCGCTAATGCATGTAGATCGATGCGCAAGCCGGCGAAGCAGATCCTGCTCCATAAAGGCGTTGGGGCAGATGCGGTTATCTATCGGCTTAGCGCTTGGATCGAGGAGCGAAATATTGGCGTGCTCAACGTCGTGGGAGATGCAAGCGAAACAGATACGTATCGGTTAATTTATGATCTTGTTTCCAGGACGATCGCGGCGATCGAGGCCTCGTGACGATCCGCGCGCCATTCACCGATGAGCGGCCGTATATTCTACGGAGCTGGATCGACTCGCATCGCTACGCACCGGGAATGCGGAACCGGCGATGGTCGGATTACAAGCGGACACACGAGCCGCTATTCGATTCGATTCTCGACGCCCCCGACACTAGGATCCTCGTCAAGGGTATCGGCGATGAGGTCGTACTCGGCTGGATTTGCTGGACTCCCGGGAAGGTGGCCGACGCGTTGCACTGGGCGTTCACTCGATTCCGAGAATCCCCCACCGGGGCTACGCTGCGCGGTCGCGGGGTAATGTCGGAACTCGTCGAGGCGGCGCAGTTAAAACCGCACGTGGCGTTCACGTTCCGCGGATCCTTTCCGAATCCGAAGGATAATCTACCGAAGGTGCCGGCGGATGACTGGCTCAAGCCGGCGCTGGCCAGGCGAGGTGTAACAGCGGTTTATGTGCCGTATAAGGAGTGGAGCGCGCGGTGAATCCAGAAGCTCAGATGTACCTGCTGCTAATGGAGCGCAGGCAACGGAAGCTCCTCGAGCAGCGTGCATCTGAGAATTCGACGAGCGTCGTCGCGCAGCTCCGAGCTTGGTACCATCCAGCGCAGGCCGCGTTATTTCGTCGTGATCGTAAGGTCCGTTGGCGAGCGACGAAGAAAACCCGTCGATCCGGTGCGACATCCGGCGGGGTACGCGAATTTATCGCGCGTGCGGTCGAGCTACCTGGATGGCGTGGATCGTATGTCACGAATACTGCCAAGGAAGCCCGTACGCGCGCTTGGGATAATGATACTAAAAGCGGATTCGCGCAGATTATCAGAAGTATCGGTAAGCGGACGGCGCGTAAATCGATGGAGGAATACGTCGTCGATGGCGTGATCGTTGAGGTTAGGTCAGGTGATATGATCCTAGAGTTCTCGAATGGTTCACAAATAGAACTATTCGGCGCCGACACAATTGGTGATCATGCTAAGCGGCGTGGTCATGCTAAGCACGTCATATGGATCGATGAGGTACAGGAATTCCCACTATTGGAGGAATTTTTTGACGCCGTCGTGCTCGGATGCCTTACGGATACCGATGGTGAATGCTGGTTAACCGGTACGCCGAGCGTGGACTGTGCTGGGATGTTTTACGAGATTACCAAGGAAGAGGTTACCGAGCGCCTCCCAAATTGGGAAGTGCATGTCCTGACCTCGAAGCAGAATCCATTCTTTGGCGCGGTCATCCAGGCCGACAATGGGTACTGGGTTCAGGATAATATCGGAAATCGATTTGGTCCGTATGACGATCGTGATCAGGCCGAGGTGTCGGCGCAGCAGGTCCGCTGGGATCGAACGGCTGGCGCTGACCTTATCGCTAAGAACTGGAAGGGCGATGAGCCAGCGTTCGTCCGTGAGCGGCTCGGGATGTGGGTACGCACCGATGCACGCTACGTCTACCCGGTACACGATGGGTTAATCTTCGCGCCACAGCGGCTGCGGCCGAATCCAATTAATCCGGCGCATCCGCCGTGGTACGATCACGATGCCGCGATGCGCGATCTGCCGCGACCGCCGCCGCGATCAAGTGAATACGAGTGGATGTTTGCGATTGCTGCTGACTTTGGATGGTGGCCGGATCCGTTTGCAATTACCATCACGGCATTTTGCTTTCAAGTTCCAAATGTTTATGAGATGTTTTCGTGGAAGCAGACCAAGGTTGATACTGATGATCAGGAGCGGTACCTAAAACTTGCATGGTCGATTCCGCGAGTAATGTCGTTTGTCGGTGATCCTGCTGGTAAGAGGGCAGATTTCGCGGCTTGGCAGAATAGGCTTAATATGCCGATAGAGGAAGCAAATAAGAAAGGTAAGAATGAGCTTGAGGAATTTCTTGCCAATGATATACGAGCAAATCGTGTATATTTTAGGAGTGGATCTCATGTGTTTACCGAGATGAAGCATCTCGTTTACCTTCCGACCAAGCCAGGCAAGCAGCGCGATGTAAATAAGCATCGTTCGGTAGCTGGTGTAATTCACGGAGATCACTGTTCGGATGCTATGAGGTATAGTTATAACGACTTACGTCACTATCTATCAAAGCGAATCGATGTGGGTCCGACGCCCGGCTCTGTGGAGTGGAACAACGCTAAGATCGAGAAGGAAAGACGCGATATCGAAGCAGCGCAACGCGCTGGGAGGTACGAATGACCGATCCGCTACAACCGCAACCGATGACGCTAGCAGAGATCGCAGATCTTGTGAGGCGAGCGCGTAAATCGCAGCATCGCGTGATGACCGAGAGTCAACGAAAAGCGGTGGCTGCGTCGCGTGAAGCTTATCGCATACGCCGTAGGAGCGGACGATGATTATCGCATTCATATTTGCGGCATTTTGGCATGGCTGTCCTCTAGGCTATGATCTACGTACCGGTATCCGCAGAAATGGAAGCTTCGAATGCTGGCCGCATCCAACGGGTAATCCCGAGTGGGATGGCACGTGGCGGCATCCTGAGCGCGGCGAGCAGTCGCTGGCGATCCAGCGTAGCTGGATCTATTGCACTGGAGGTTCGCAGCCGATCATCGTCACCGATCGCGTGGTTGGATGTCAGAGATAACTAAGATTCCAAAGCCTTACGTGCCAAAATATCCATGGTGGCATGGTAAATTTAATTTATCGTATAGGCAGTGGGTGAATCATGAACGTAAGACGATGAGGCGACGACGTCGGGTTCGTATCAAGCGACGAGGATGGGCATAGACGTTGACTAAGGCATATCGCTAAGTTACGATAGCGACATGGAGTATTCGCTTAGCAAGATCGCCCTCGCGAAGCCAGGCTCTGAGCTTAAGCGTAGGGTGACCACACCGGAGCGACTTCCATCTGGACTCTGTAAGCAGCCGGCCGACGTCTCGCCCGAGCGGGAAAAATACGAGAATCATCAACGGCTTAGGGCAGCTAACGAGCTAGATTATGCCGATCGGTATACCGGTAATCCTCGTACCGTTGACGATGATGGTGACTATGTTTGCGGCGAATGCAATAAACGCGAAGGTTCGAAGTGTCTTCAGGTGGTTAGATCGGATGGTAAGACTGCAATTACCGTTAATCTAAAAGCTGGTAGCTGTCGATACTGGGAAAATGAATGTGCTGGCGACCCAGAAGCGTGGTGTCTATATTCAAGTATCGACCTTGCGGCTTACGGAATCGCGGCAAATGGCGTAGGCTGGGGATGTGCGCGATGTCCGTTTTCGAGTCCGGCGGTACAGTATGACTCGGTTGGGCGGTCATTGTACTGTGGCAAGATCGATGCACGCGTATTTCCTAACGCATGCTGTGCGATTAATGGGGCTAAGGTGGTTACGATTAATAAGGATGGCGATCGATCATGAACTACATGCGCACAGCCGGAACTAGGACGATGACATTTAAAGATTGCGCTCCAGTGATCGAATGGCGTGGTAAATATGATCCAACTACCGGCATTATAATATTAACCGGAAAGAGCGTAGATCTGTACCGTTTCGATCGGTGGGCAGATGATGGAGGTCGAGCATGGCCGAAATGATGGCCGAGGCCGTCGAGATGTTGAGCGTCGAGGATCTCAAGGCAGCGCTCGAAAGGCGCGGAATCAAGGTGCCATTGCATATCGATGGCATTCACGATGCATTCGTCGATCATAGCGATGGTGGGGCGGTGCGTTGGTGAAGGTTAGCTGGACAACTCCAGACGATAAGAAGCGCGACGCCGCGATTCGCGCAATGCGTCATAGGGTTAAAATTGATACATATCTTACTAGTCATCCAGATTTAGATGCGACCATAGAGCATCATGGTATTATTATCGGTCGACCGATCCACGTTGCAGCTCATCATGCGGTAGATACGATTCGTGGTTCGCTGCCTGAATCACGATCTAGGTTTGTACCTGAGCGGTGGATATGTCTAGTAGCGTGTGACGATGGTAGTATCGTGGAGATGGATCCCAGAGAACTAAAGATCGTACCATGAACTATAAGATCACCAATGAGGAACCGTACTGCGATCCGAATAGCCACGGTACCGGCAGCATCGTAAGATCTGTACCGTTTCGATCGGTGGGCAGATGATGGAGGTCGAGCGTTAACGACACCGATATTTATGAGGCAAAACTAACGTTTCACGCGGTACTATGTGAACCGCAATGGTATGGCGTTATTAGACTTACCGATCGATAGTGGAAGAATCGTAGCCCCATTCGGAGGGCGCGACGCGCTCGCCTTAGGCTTCGAGGATTTGCATGAGCTATTCCATATATATGACTTGTAATCGTAGTGTTAGGGATTTTGATGATCAAACGGATGGAAAGCCAACTCGGCTACCAGCTCACGGATGCTCCGATCCGCACGGAAGTTGGCCATGGAATGATGGGAAGCATATGTGGAGTGAAGTGCTAGGCGATTGGGTTCCAATCGATGGAGGCCAAGTATGAAACCAATCACTGACCTCGACGGCTCGATCATCCCTACGCCGGGACCCACCTCGGATGCCGCCGAGGCGGCGTGGTTTCTGCTATTCTGCCGGCGTAACCATTTTCAATTACGTGGTGGCGTTCGGATCGGGGCCGTGCAAGTCCAGGAGGTGATCGATCTCGATCAGCCTGGCAAGGCGGGTCCGATGGATCTAGGCGCTTGGGCCGCTGCCGGATTTAGTCAAGAATAACGGTACGTTGTAATTGCTGTGGTGGGACCGCGGTAGACTACTACTGCGAAACCTGTTGGATCGGATGCAAGCCGATTACGCATGTACTGATTCAACGTGGCGCGATGTGTCCGTTTCTCGCTAGTCGTCCGCGACCAAGCGTTGATCCTGGCCTCACATTCGAGTGGCGAGGCCGGACGCGATTATGGAGCGTTCCGGGCGGTTAACGTAGCGTTCGTCTTGCCGATCGTGGTAAATTTACCACGATCCGATGAAGCGCTGGTATCAAGCGAAGTTAGGCGAGCCATGTCACGATGTGCTCCTACCGCTCGTGAGCCAGCTACTCTCCAACGAGAGTAACTTTCATTCGAAAAATATCGCCCGGGTCCGGGTCTACCGTGGGCTCTGGGACCAGCAGGGTGGTAGCCGGCGGACGGCGCGCGGGTCCAATTCGATTTTCACGGGCGCTCTGTCGGTGCTCTCGCGACTTGGCATGGGCACCGCACGGCTCAACGTCACGAAGGCGGTATGCGATACGTTCAGCTCGCGGCTCTCGAAGGATCGGCCGATGCCATCCTTCGTCACCGATGATTCTGACTGGGAGCTCAAGAGTAAGGCCAAGAAGTTTCGCCAGTTTATCGTCGGTCAGATGCTCGAAACCGAATTCGATGATCTGAGCGCGCGTGCGCTTGATGATGGTACGCGTATTGGATTCGGATTCACCGCGATCGATAATTCAGGTGATTCGATCTTTGCTGAGCGCGTACATCCTAACGATATTATTTTCGATCGACGCGAATGCACGTACGGTACACCTCAGCAAGCGTTTCGTATCCGTCGTGTAGCGCGTGATTACGCTGCAGAGCTATATCCAGATGCAGCCGAATATCTGATCCATCAAGCACCATCATCGGTTGAGCGTGAGATCGATCGGTACATGCAAGATGGACCGACGATCGGAAACCTTAGCGATTATGTTGATATCTGGTCTGCATGGCACCTGCCATCTACAACCAAATCAGAAGATGGACGCAAGGCGATCATATGCGGAAGTCGTACGCTAGATACCATAGAATGGTTAGAGCAACGATTCCCGTGGTCGATGTTCCAGCTACAGGATCCAGACGAAGGGATGTATCCAACTGGATTTGTCGATGATTTAATTGAGATGCAATACCGAGTTAACTGCATCATCCGAGATTTGCAGTTAAATCTAATGGCGACCGGCCGCGGGCACTACGTAGTCAACTCTGCAAATCGTATTCCAGTAGAGATGATGAACGCGATGCAGCCGTTTGAGCTGGTCTATGACGGCCCGCCGGGGGCGGCTCCACAGTGGACAGCGCCGCAGCCATTCAATATTGCTCAACTTAACGCGTGTAAGCAGTTCATTGACTGGATGTTTCAGATGACTGGCGTATCTCAGGCAAATGCCGAGTCTCGTTCCGCGCTTGGCCCTGGTGCATCAGGTGTTGCCCTGGATACCCAATACGATATAGATAGCGAGCGTTTTCGCAGACCGCAGCGTAAGTACGCGCGTTATCGGTTGCATGCGGGACAGGGATATCTCGATGCATCGCGTCGCGTGGCTAGGCTTCGCCAGCAAATGAAAGGAGCGAAGCGGTCTTGGGTGGCCACGACATGGAAGGGCCGCGATGCGATCCAGCGGCTCGATTATAGTGCGGTCGAGCTCAAGGAGGGATCGTATCGGTTGGCTATCGAGGCGGTTGGATTCCTGCCCGATACGCGCGCCGGCAAGCTGAGCGCCGTGCAGCAGCTTGCGCAGGCCGGCGTGATCCCGCAGTGGATCGTGCCGATGCTATTCGACGAGCCAGACCTCAGCGAGGCAAATCGAATTATCCTAGCTCCGATTAAGCTAGCGCTAAAGAAGATGGATATCCTCGTCGAGCTTGATCAGGATCCTCCTATGCCGGAACAGTATGACGATCTCGATATGGAGCTAAAGATTACCAAGGCGTTCTACGCCTGGATTCGCTGCGAGAATGCGCCGGTTGAAATTCAGGCTAGGTTTACTGACTACCTCGCTAACCTGGTGGAGGCGATCAAGCTCTACCAGCCTCCACCGCCGCCACAGATACCGATGTCACCCGCGGAACCACCGATACCAGGTGGAATTCCAGCCATGCCACAGGGACCAGTACCATCACCGACTCCAATCGGATTGCCATCATAAGGTCATATGGGATTTAACGTAGAAACCGTAAGAGAAGCTCCAGTATCTGCCGAGGGGTCACCTCCGGCATTACCGCACGAGG